AAATATTAACAAATTTCATAAAAATGGTTTCTCAAAAAAAAAGAAACCATTTTTATGAAATTTGTGTTGAAAACAGAAAAATTATTTTTAGTTATTAAAATCAAATGTAAAAATAAAAAAATATGAAATAATTGTGTGTGAATGGATAATAATAAAAAAAATCAATAATATTATTTGATGAAGAGTATAAGGATGTAGATTATATTAGAAATTATAAGATTTGTTATAAAATGTATGAAAATATAATTTCAAATAATGATATTTTAATTGTTAATAAATTTAAAGATATTTAAATATTTATTTAATAATGAAAATAGTAATATTATTAAATTGTTACAACAATCACCATGTTGTTAAAAATATTTACAAATTTTTTATTAAAATTATGGATGAAAATGATTTTGATATTTATTTAATAAATAATAATGAAAATGTAAAAGATGAATTAATTGAATATAAGGAGATATGTAAAATATTTAAGGGTAATAATAATATATATGAATTTACAGGGATACAAAAATGTTTGGAATATTTAAAAAAATTTGAAATAATTAATAATTATGATATTAGTATTTTAATAACGGATGCTTTATTTAATTCTCCAATGAATTATTTAAATTTTATTAATTTAGAAACAATTAGATATGTATTAGAGAATGAAATATGTGTGGGTAATGTGGATAGTTTTGGAAAAAAGTATAATATTGGTAAAGATAATTTTGAGTATTGGTTAAGGAGTTGTTTTTTAATAATAAGTAATAAATTATTTAAAGAGATAGATTATAAATTTTTGTCATATCGTTATAATGATATATTTGAAAAAAATAAGATAAAAATGAAGATAAGTTTAGAATTATTAAATAAGATAAATAAAAGATTAAAAATGGATAAATATAAATATTTAGATAATGATATTAAGAAAAATATTAAACAATTATGTATTATAAATGAATACAATTTTAGTATAAGATTAAAAGATAAGATAATAGATATATTTTATGTTTATTGTTTATGTAATAATAAAAATAAATATATTGAAAAAATGGATAATATTGAAGATAAAAGTATAATGGAACAGATAAAATTAAGAAATGAGTATTTATTATAATTATTAAATATATTTCATATCATCACCATTTTGATAAATATATATATCTTGAAATGTTTTATGTTTTGAAATTGTTATTTTTTGTAATTTAAGTAATAATGTATTATATATATTATTAATATTATGTTCGATTATAGTTTTTAAAAAAATGATATTTGTATTGTTTGAAAATTGTTCATTACAGTATAAAATAATATCTTCAATTAGATAATTTTCAATTATATGTTTTTTATAATAGTCAGTGGTTGAATATTTATAACAATCATTATCACATTCTGTTTTGGAACAAAAAAATTCATATAATTGTAAAGTGTTATTATATTCATTTTCATAAAAATATGTATTACCATAATCAATAATTTTAACAGTATATTGTGATTTAAAATTTATTTCAAAATTATCATTTAAAATATAATGAAAGTGTATATATTTATTATCTGGTGTTTTTTGTAAAAGAATATTATTATAATTAATATCATTGTGTGAAAATGTATTATTTAAAGTGTATAATGGAAAGAATATTTGGAATAAAACAAAGATTAATTCATTTTCAATAAAATGAGTATCTAATAATTTATATTTTAATGGAATATAATTATTAACATATTCTAATAGAATAGCAATATAATTATTACAAGTTAAGTCATTAATATTATTAATATTATTAAATGAAGTATTAAGAATATTACTTTCTAAATCATAACTATTTTTAAATATTTCCCAAATATCTTTATTTTTATATTGAAAGATGTTATATGTTTTAATAAAACAAGGAAATTTATTAACAAATTTATTGATGTATAATCCAACATAATATTCATAGATTAAATTATCTTCATTAATATCACCAATATTAGATTTAAGAATTTGATAAAATTGTTTATTATTTTTAATATTATCAATTTTATAAATAAAACTATTAAAATTATTATTATTTATTTTAATAATTTTACCTTTAGTAAAATCAAAAGAATTATTATTAAAATATTCAATATTAGTATAATTACAAAATAATATTATTAGTGAAAGTATAATTATAATATATATTAATGTATTTTTCATAATAAATATAAATATTAAATTAATATTTTTTTATAATAAGTATTTTGATTAAAAAAAAATACTTATCTTAATTATATGAAAATATTAATATGCTTTGGAACAAGACCTGAATATATAAAAGTTAAATCATTAATTAAAAATTTAGATAATATAAAGACTTGTTATATTAAACAACATAAAGATTTATTATCAAATATAAAAACAGATTATATTATTAATATAAGTGAATTAACAGATAATAGATTAAATAATATTATTTCAAATATATTATGTAAAGATAATATTTTTAATGATATTGATTATGTATTAGTTCAGGGTGATACGACAAGTGCTTTAAGTATAGCTTTATCAGCATTTAATAATAATAAAAAAGTAATTCATTTAGAGGCTGGATTAAGAAGTTATAATAAATTAGATCCATATCCAGAAGAAATGAATAGATGTTTAATAAGTAGAATAACCGATATTCATTTATGTCCGACGGAATTAAATAAAATGAATTTGATTAAGGAGAATATAAAAGATAATATTTATGTTGTGGGTAATACGGGTTTAGATAATATTAATAGGGATAATATAAAGTATGGAAATAAAATATTAATAACACTTCATAGAAGAGATAATCATAATATGATGGATTTATGGTTTAAAGAATTAGAGAAAATTGCTAATAAATACAATGAAATAGAATTTATATTACCTATACATCCAAATCCTAATGTATTAAAGCATAAAAATATATTAAAAAAAGTAAATGTGATAGAGCCCTTAAATCATAATAATTTAATAGATTTAATAAAAGAGTGTAAATTTATTATAAGTGATAGTGGTGGAATTCAAGAAGAATGTAGTTTTTTAAAAAAGAAAATAGTTATTTGTAGAAAAACAACAGAGAGACCAGAAGTGTTAGAAAATTATGGTGTATTATGTGATAGTATAGATAAATTAGAGAATTATGTAGATGAATTTATGAATAATTATGAAATAGATAAAGAGTGTCCTTTTGGAGATGGGTATTCTTGGATTAAAATAAAAAAAATATTGTGTTAAAAATATATATATTTTTTTAGAAATTATTTTTATTATTAATGGATAATAAAATAATAAAATATTCTATTTATTATAATTCAATTTTAGAAAATAAAGATGAAATAGATAAAAATGAATTGGATGAAATTAATATTAATAAATATGAAGAAAATATTAAAAAAGCAATACCTATAGAATTACATAAATATACTAAAAGTATAGAATGTAATAATATTTATGATTTAAATTTAGAATATTTGAAAAATATAAATAATAGTGTATTAAATAAGGAAATAATAAATAATTATGAAAAACCGGTAATTATATTTTTTTCAATGATAGATTATTATTTTAGAATACAGAGAAATCAACATATGTGTAGAATTATGGCTGAAAGAGGTTATAAAGTTTTCTATGTTAGAACAAGATTCAATGAAGAGTTTTTAGAAAATAATATTAATGAAAATTTAATAGAAATAAACTTAAATTGTAATGATGATGTGAGTATTTATAAAAGTAAATTAAATAAAGAGAATATTAATAAATTGATTAAGTCAATTAATGATTTAAAAAAGAAGTATAATTTTAATTTTTTTATTTCATATATTGCAAATCCATTTTGGTATCAATTATTAAAATATATAAATAATACAGCGATAGTATATGATTGTATTGATTATCACGATGGTTTTGGTAATATTTCAGAGGTAATTATAAATTGTGAAAAAAAGTTATTGAATAATTATGATAGATTAATAATGTCAAGTCCTATATTAGGAGAAAAATTAGATGTTAAAAATTATAAATTAATAAGGAATGGTTGTGATTTTGAGTATTTTAATAATATTGAATTAATAAAAAAGAATAAAAAGGTTATATGTTATTATGGAGCTGTTTCAGATTGGTTTGATATAGATTTAATGGAAAGAGTAGTAGAAGAATTTAGTGATTATACAATATATATAATTGGATTTGTATATTGTAATGATACAGAAAGAACAAATAGAATAAAAAGATTAAATAAATATAAAAATGTAAAATTATTAGGTGAAATACCATATAAAGAGTTATGTTTTTATTTAAAATATGTGACGGTAGGTTTAATACCATTTTGTATAAATCCTTTAATAGATTGTTGTAATCCGGTAAAATTATATGAAATGATGAGTATGGGTATTCCAGTAGTTATGACAGAAATGCCAGATGTTTTAACATTAAAAAATNATGANTTATATTATGTTTCAAAAACATATGATAATTTTATAGAAAATATTAAAGTTGCATTAAATGAAAATGGTGAGATGAAGGAAAAGAGAATTGAATTTGCAAGAAATAATAGTTGGGATAAAAGAGTAGATAATTTTGAAAGAATTGTAATTAATTCAACACCATTAATATCAATAGTGTTATTATGTTATAATAATTGGGATTTAACAGAACAGTGTATTAATAGTATTTTTGAAAATGTTGAATATAAAAATTATGAATTAATAATTGTGAATAATAATTCAAGTGATAATACGAAAGAAAAGTTAAAAAAATATAAAAAAAGTAATAAAGTTAAGGTAATAAATAATAAGGAAAATTATGGATTTGCAAAGGGTATGAATATTGGAGCTTTATATTCTTCAGGTGATTATTTAGTATTATTAAATAATGATACATATTGTATGAATGAATGGTTATATCCATTAATAAAACCATATTTAAAAGATAATAATGCGGGAATAATATCTCCAACAACAAATAATTGTGGAAATGAAGTAAAACAATTTTTAATATTTGATGATATTGATGATTTAAAAATAAAAGCAAAATATTTACAACATAATAAATTATATAAATATTATAAAAATAAAGTGTGTCCTTTTTTTGGTCCTTTAATTAAAAAGGATTTATTTTATAAAATTGGAATGTTGGATGTAAATTATGGAAGAGGTGGATGGGAAGATGATGATTTACAATATAAATTACAACTATATAATAAAGAAAATAATAACTATTATTCATATGGTTCATTTGTGTATCATCAGGAGAGTGCAACAATTGGAAGTTATAATGTATCAACAGGTGATAATAAATTATATTTTGAGAAAAAGTGGGATACAATTTGGGAAGCTCCTAAATATAAATATGAAGATATAAGAGTATTGGTAAAAGATGAATTTATAGAGTTAATAAATTTAATAAAAAATTTGGAAGTATTTACACAAAAAAAATATTTGATTGATGACAAAAATAAAAGTGAAATAATAATAAATGAAATAAATAGTAAAACAAGTATTAAATATGAAAATTTTGATGAATATTTTATGTTAAGTAAATATAAATTTAATAAAAAAGAATGGAATTTATTAGAAATATATAAGGTATTATATACAAAAAAATATTCTAAAATTTAAGTTTTATATACAAATTAAAATACAATAATATAATATAAGTATTATGAATATTAAATTCAGTTATTATCATATTGAAAAATGTGGTGGTTCATTTTTAGAAAGAATATTAAATGATTATTTTTTAAAATTTATAGATAAAAAAAAAATTTTTAAATCTTGTTTTATTAATGATAAATTTACACATTTTTTTCCAAATAATGTAGAAATAATAAAAAATAGTGATTTATTTGATTTTAATAACTTAGAAATAATATTAAGTCATATGAATTATAAAGATAATGATTATTTAATCAATTGTGATTTTTCATTTATATCATTAAGAAATCCAATAGATAGAGTGATTTCTCATTATTATTATTTTGTTTATAAAAATACAAAAATACATTTAAAAGATTTAAATAATACCGAATTTAATAATTTTATATCATTAGGTAATTTACAAACATTTAAACTTGGTGGAGGCAAATATGATTTAAATAAAGCTTTGAATAATATAGAAGATGTATCATTTTTTTTAATATTAGAAAATTTTGATAATGATATTATTGAATTAAATAATAAATTAAATAATTATTATAATGTTAATTTTGAATTTAATAAAAATAATATAAATAAAAATAAAAATAATTTCAACTATAAAGAATTTGTGGATGATGATTTATACAAAAAAATAAAAGAAAAATGTGAAAAAGATATTATTTTATATAATACAATTTTAAAAAAAAAAAATCTTGAAAAATTAATAATTAAGTAAAAAAAATATTATAAAAATAAAATTAATATTTATGTTTAATAATAATATTGATTATTTGATATACTCATCACATAAAACTTGTTCTCAATCATTAAAAAATACATTAAATAATAATAGTTTTTTAACAACACATTTACATACAATAGATAAAAATAATTATATTAATTTTAAAAATTACTGTTATGGTTATAATAAAAAAAATAATAAAAAATTAGTAATTATTACAATTTTGAGAAATTCGTTTGATAGATTAAAATCAAGTTTTTTTCAAACATTTCACAGTGATCAAGTTTCATTTTTAAATGTTGATGAAAATAATACATTTATTAATAAAAATAATTTGGATTTTTTATTCGATATATTTTGTAATAAAATATTAAATTATAAAAGAGAAGAAGAAGAATATTTATTTAATAGAGAAAATGAAATAGTAAGAAAAGGATTACCGGGAATGAGTGAAAGTTTATTTGAAATAGATGAAATATTTGATTATGATATTATTAATAATTTGGAAATTATAGATAATTATTATTATTATGAAAATAATTTAATTAAATTATATGTATTGAGTTTTGATAAATTAATTAATAATGATTATTTAAAAACTATATTTAATATAAATAATAATTTAATAAGTACTAATTTAAGTAGTTATAAAATATATAATGAAAAATATATTGATTTTAAAAAACTAGTATTAAGTGATGAAATAAAAAATATAATTGATAATTATTATAATTTAATATTTGAATTGTTAAATAAAATTAATAATTTATAATTATAATAACTTATGAAATTACAAAGATTAGGGAATACTGAAAATTGCTTAACATATATATATTTTTTAGAAGAAATACTTAAAAAAGATTATAATAATGAAGAATTAAAAAGTATTAATGATTATAAAAAAATATATATTGATTGGATTTATAAAACAGCTGGGTATTATGATAAAAGTGTAAAAATAAAGTCAAGATATACTTTAAATGATTATACAATAAATTTAAAGACTTATATAAGTAATTTATTAGAAAGTTATAGAGATAGTGATATTTTATATATTCCATTTTTTAAAAGCTTTGAGAAAACAGTTTTATCTAAGTATATGGATGAATATAGAAAATATTTNAATGCTNNTTTATTAGTAGANAATGGATTTATATATTATTTAAAAACAATAAAATCATATATTTTAAATAAAAGAGTATTATTAATAACACCATTTAGTGAATTAATTAAAGAGCAAATAGATAATAATAATTTTAATGTATTGTATAATAATATTTATAAAAATACAATTTTTGCATATTATAAATTTCCATATAAATTTATGAACTCTGGACCGGATAATAATAGTTTTGAAACATTNGAAAAAATAAANAATGAAATAAAANATATGGANTTTGATATTGCATTATTATCTTGTGGTGCGGATGCAGGTATAATATCAAATTATATAAATGAAATAGGTAAGGATGCTATTTATATAGGTGGTAATTTACCAATTATGTTTGGTATATTTGGTAAAAGGGAAAAAAATAATGCCGGGAATAAATTATTATATGAAAATGAAAATATAAATGATTTTAGTCCTTATATAATTACAGATATTCCAGATAAATATAAGCCAGATAATTATAAACAAATAGAAGATGGTTGTTATTGGTAGATAAAATTAATAATTTTTTAGTTGTTTCAATCATTCAATTATAAATAAATTATAAACTTATATTATAATATGAAACAAAAAACAATTAATATGTTTATAAATAATAGTTCAAATCATATTTCTATAACACAAAAAGGTTCAGGAGCTTCAGAATTTTTATTTTTTATAACCGCTTTAAAATTATCAAAATACTTTGATGTAAATATATATTATTGTAATTGTAGCAAAAAAATAGACAATATAAATTACATAAATTTTAATTTTAATAATTTAGATGAAATAAAAAATATTAATAACTCAATAATTATAATTCAAAGATTTTTTTATTTTGCAGTGGAATTTCATAAATTAAATAATACAAATAAATATTTTGTTTGGTCTCATGATTATATACAAAATGTTGAATTAGTTCATTTATATAATAATTATAAAATAACAGAAATAAGTGATTATTTTAATAAAAATAATATAAAAGTAATTGGTGTGAGTAAATTTCACAGAGATAATTTGAAAAATGTTTTGAATATAACAAATGACAAAAATTTATTATATATTTATAATTCGTTATTTGATGAATATTTTATAAAAAACACAAATATTGATTATGATAAAAATAAAATATTATTTGCATCAGGCTCATCAAAAGGTTTAAATAAAATAATAAATATATGTGAAAAATATTACAAAATAAACAATAATTTAAAATTGGTGTTATTGACGCCAAATTATGGTGAAAAATTCATAAAAAACTTAAATTTAGACAAATATAATTTTATAGAATATAAAGGTGTAATAAAAAATAAAAAAGAATATTCTAAAATAGTTCAGGAAAGTTTATGTGTTATATCCGCATCATTTCGTGAAACATTTGGCTGTGTTTATTCAGAAGCATTGCATTTGGGAACACCTGTGATTGGAGATATTAGTTTAAGTTCAGCAATACCAGAAATAGTTGATAAAGAATATTTATGTAATTTTAATAATATTAATTCAGTAATAGAGTTAATAGAAAAAATAAAAAATAATAGAAAAAATGTTTATTTGAAAGATTGTTTTTATGAAAAAGAAACTATTAAAAAATGGATGGAAATTTTGAATTAATTATATTAAAATATTTATTTTATAATAAAATCTTGATGAGTAAATAATCCTTCACCACCAGCAATTTTTATATCATTAATTTTATTACAATGTGATAAAATATGTTCTAAACCAGAATAATTATTATTATTATTTTTAAAATTTTGTATTATAGGTAAAATAGTATTTTTCAAAAATGAAGTTTTTGCTATAAATATATTATTAGACCATTTTTGATGTTTCAATGTTGTAATATACCATTTAAAATTATTTGTAAATGTAGTAAATAAATTATTATATACTTTATTTGGTTCTTCTTCAATCCATGATAAACTAGCCAATTTATAGGGAAAATTTTTTAAATTATTTTTAATCCAATCATTATAATTTTTAGGTCTTGCATATAAAGGATTTCCAGGATTATTACAATGTCTTAATCTTATAATATCGCTTAAATTATTATTAAATAATTTAATACAATCATTAATAATTTTTTGTGTAATTTCTATATTTTCATTTAAATACCAATCATTTTCAGAAAATATAAAATATTCTGTATTACAATTATTAACTAATTCAATAAAAGCATTCAATATTCCAATATTATTATTATTGCCTAAATATTTACAATTATATTTATTTGCAATATCAATATCTTTTTGTGTTATTTCTTGAAAATAAATATATCTATTTTCAGGTTTTATTATATCATGTAATCCATTTATTGAATGTGATACTAATGTTTGATTAAAAATATTATGTCTTTTCCAACTTAAATATCCAATTGTTATATTATCCATTTGAATTATATAAATAATATATATTATTTAATTAAATCTGTATTATCTGGATAAAGTTCTAAACAATATTTATTATTTATTATTATTTGTTTTTGTTTTTCAGTTAAATCAATTTTGGAAATATCATTGTTTGATTTAAAAGGTTGATTAATTTGCCAAGTTCTATATTTAGAATGTTGAATATTTTTTGGTTTATTATTTTCTAATATAACTCCTGGATGTGATATATTTATATATTTGCTATTATCAAATATATTATCATTAGCTGTAATACCAATATTATTTAATATATTTTTTAATTCTTGAAAATTATTATTAAATATGTTTTCATATTTAATTGTATAAATATTTTTATGATTATTATTTTTATATTTTATAAAAAGTTTAATTGTATTAAGATATATATCAAATGAATGATGATCTGGAATATTATGGTTAAATCTTTTATTTAATGATGAAAAAATATATACAGGATTACGAATAATAAAAATTTTAATATAATTATCATATTCTTTTTTAAAAAATTTTTCAAAAGTAAATGGACTTTTACACAAAATAAATTTTTTATTTGTTTTTGCATTTATTTTTTGAGTTTCTTTATAAATTTCTTCAACTTCATCAATATGTCCTATTATTGATTTTAAAATAGTTGTTCCACTATGAGGAAAGCCACAAATAATAATTTTTTGTGTCATTTTATATAATATTATAATTATATATTAAATCTCTGTAATATAATTAATAACTGCAATTCTTTCTGTAATACCCAAATTATCAACTAATTCAAAATTATAATTTAAATATCTTGATAATAAAACTTCTAATGGTTCATAATTATTAATTTTTAAATTTTCATTTAATATATCATTAATACATTTTTTATATTGATTATAATTTTTATTTGAAATTTTATAAAAACTTGTATAATAAAAATCTTCTATATCAATACCATTATTTTTTTTAAAAACATTATTATCACCTTCTAATTTATCATAATTAAATTTTTCATTAATTACATATCTTCCTGATATTTTAAATAAATTTTTAAATCTAATTTCATCTACATATTTTAACATATATTTAACACCAATAATTTCTCCAATTCCTTTATTTTTATGTTTGCTAGTGCAATAATTAATTTTTTTATTATTAGTAATATTAATAAATATATTCACACTTTGTTTTAATTTTAAATACATTTCATCATTTAAATGACTATTATCAAATAAGATAATATAATAATCTGGAATATATTTTTTAATACTATTAATAGTTTCAAGTGTTTG